CTACAAAGAGGTTCACGAGCCGTGGGCCTAGAAAGCCGTAATTGTGCTCCAGTTGCGCAATGACGGACTTCGCAGCGCCCATTTGCGAGGGGTCGATGTTGAGCGGGTACAAGCGCATCTCGAACACGCGCGCCGCTTCGGCAACGGCGTCGCGACGGTAGATCTGCAGCTTTGCATGTACGGACGTGTTGGACGTCGCGATCGCTGGTAAGCACCAGCGGTGCACGTTATCGCGCAACTGACCATCGGCCATCAACCGATGGCGCTCGCGCCCCTGCGTGATCGTGTAGATATAGCTGGATAGATCCTTACCCTCGACGTTCGTGAACTCGTCGATGACCATCGGCAGGTTGCCCGACACGCTGGCCAGGTGGAACGTGGCGGCACTCGTGTCGCGGAAATCCTTACGCAACTTGTCGGGTTTGCCCCATATCGACAAGATCGCATCGCACAGGGTGGACTTGCCAACGCCCGACTGCGGCGAGTAGGCGTTGAGCAGTACACCGTCCACGCCGCTGAACGCCATGAGGGGTGCCGCGATGCCGAGAGCCACGATGGCAGCGCGGTCATGACCGCCGGCAATGACGCGGTTGAACGCAGCGAGCCATCGCGATTCGTCACCGGCTTGATGATAAGCTTCGATCTCGCTCTGTGCCTTGTTCGGCCTGATCGGCTCGATACCGCCAACGCTGTACATGTTGGTGCCCAGAATGAATTGCTTGAAGTCATCGGTCCAACCGCAGCGTGATGCGATCGCGTTGGCTTGCCGGATGCGCTGCATCTGCGAGAAAAATTCAGGCATAAATTTGTCCTGCAGGTCTTTGGCTTGTTGCGCGGTGTAATGCATGCCCGCGCCGGATAGCAGCGACGCAAAACGTCGGCTGTCCACCATCGCCGCGTGGTCGAACTCCACCCGCACGATACCGTCGCTGTGTCGGCTGAACACCACGGCCGTCATGGCGCCTTTACCGGTCACGTCAATCAAGCGCTCGGCGCTGATCATGGGGTAGGACCCGATCGGCAAGATGGTCGGGGGTGGCGGCTGGGCGCCGGGCGTGGGCGGCGGATCTTGTTTCACCACGGATGGAATGCCGTTATGGACCGATAAGCGCTGGGTCAGGCTACCGTCGACCACTTGCACCGCCGTCACGCCTGGCGTGATCAGGAAGCACCCGACCTGGTGCGCAGGCTGCGTCTGCAGCAAGCCCATTTGTTGGGCCGTGGGAGCCGGCGGCGTGCTGGCCGCTACCGGCGCCTGCGGCGGTACCGGGACGGCGCGCTGGGGCTCAAGCACGCGCGGCTGGTAGCGTCCCGTGACAGACGGAGCCTTGTGGGTCGTGCGCAGGGGACACGTGGCGCATTCGCGCATGCCGAGCCGAGCCATCGTCTCGCAGGTGGGTGGCTCATACCCCTGGGCCAGGACCTGGTCCCACTTGGCCGCGAACGCGTCACGGTCGAACGACGGGTGGCCCGCAGACAGGTGCCACGCCACTTTGCGTTTGGTCTCGGCCGGATCGTCCGATGCCGCCACCAGCGTGAGCACGGCATGCCACAGCGGTTCGCTATCGGTCGCGCCCTGGTCCTGGAACCGCTGCAGCATCCCAGGGCAGGTCTTGAGGACGCCTTTCATCGAGAAAGGCGGATGCAAGTTGCTGGCGAGCGGCGACGCGTAACCACTTAGGCCGGCGGGGCGCTGACCTGAGATAGCTGTCACGGCAGGCTGGTACCGTCCCAGCACCTGTTCGAAGTACGCCGGATCGATCGGCGCAGCCATGGTCTTCTGCACCACCTGCACGGCAGTACCGTTCTTGAAATTCCACGTACCCGGCAAGCGCAGGATGCGCGCGGCGTCCTGGGTGGTGGTCGGGTCCACCACCAGGCCGTACTGCGCCATGGCGGCGCTCAGGCGCGACGACAGCGCGCTCCAGCGCGAGGAATCGACGTCACGGTCGAACGGCCAGTACGCGTGGATGCCGTAGCCGGAGTCGACCATCAACGGCAGCGGCATTCCCGCGCCTTGCAGGAATGCCTTCAACGCAGCCCAGGCGTCGGCCTTCGTACGGTACGGCGTCGCTGCCAGCTTGGCTGGATCGGTACCGTTGTACACGTCGATGTCGATACGCAGGCAGCGATGCCACAGCGCATTGTCGGCGGTGCGGCTGAGTTTGATCTTGCCGGCGTTCTTGCCGCCTTTGACCACGCGTGTCTTGGGGCCGTAGCCAGCGATCGCGATGTACACATCGCATTGCCTGGCCATGGCCCAGTCAACCGCGCCTTCAATGGCGGATTGTGGGATGTGTGACTCGTGCTCTTGTTGCCACACCATTCGTTTCCCCGGCGCACCAGGGAACATGAATTCGTAGATGCGCGTGCCCTGAGAGGGGAGCACAGCATCGAGAAATGCAGTTGGTAGTTGCATGCGTCCCGCCCCTGAAAAACCCCCGGGGCGGATTCCTCGGGGGTCGTACCCATTCGCTGATCAGGCGAACATGCCATCCACTTGGTTCAGCACCTCTTGGGGGAGCTGAGCGGTGGGGGCACCCGTCGCGGGCGGAGCGACGGTGGCGTACGTGGGTTGCGCTTGTGCCTGCCCCGGCGGTTGCATCGGAGGTGCGGCCATAGGCGGTGCAGCCTGCACGGGCGGTGGTGGCGCGAATGACGTCACCGGGGGTTGCTGAGACGGCTGTTGCGGAATCGTCGCTGCAGGTGCGGCGACCGGAGGTTGTTGCACGGGCGGTGGCGGCGCGAATGACACCGTGTTGGGTGCTGGTGCGGGCGCAGGCACGGGAGCATACCCTGCAGCGGGTTGTGCTGCTGCCACATTCTGCGTTATGCCCTGCGGCGGCTGGCCTTGGATCGGTGCCGGCGCAGGGGCTGGCGCAGCGGCGGGCAGCGCACCCGTGTTCTGCGGTGCCTGCAGGTTGCCCTGGTTCAAGATGTCGCGCGTACGGGAATCGTTACGTAGAGCGAGCACCTCAGCGAATTCCTGATCCGAGAGGTAACGCATGGCTTGGAACTGCAGCTTGGGGTACGCAACGGTGTAGTCGAACGTCACGCGCACAATCACGGCGAAGAACGGCACACCTTGCGCGGACAATGTACGATCGAACTGCGCTAAGCCCGTCAGCGAGGCGGCAGGGATACGCAGCAACATCGGCCCACCGAAATTCTCATTCTGGATATTGACGGCGGGTACGACGACAACCTTGCGCGTGTCGGCGCATGCTTTGCTGTTGGTGCTTACACCATCGTTGGAACGCTTGGAACCGAAGGCGTTCCAGGGGCACGTACGGCAATCTACAGCTTGCGGCTGCTTGCCGGCAGGAGCGACCGGATGAATACCGTCCTCGCTGGAGCAGTCAGGTGCTTCATTGGAGCCTTCCTGGTAACCGTTCTGGTAATAGGTCTTGGACAGCTCTTTTTTGGCATCGACCAGAATAACGTCGAGATACTGCAATGGTTGGTTGGTTTGCTGGTCGACGATCATGGTTTCCTGACCGCCGTACTTAATACGGAACACCTTGCCTTTGTACGACACGTTGGCGAACTGAACACCGACGCCTTGCGACAAGGCCGAGTCTTGCACGTTGTAACCCATGGCCTGCATCCGATGTTGGATCGAAGCGGGCATGGTCATTTGCTGCATTGCAGGACTGATAGGGACGAGTTGGTTGGACATGGACTATCTCCGTTAAGAGAGGCGTTGAGGTTACTTCCGAAACTGCACGACAACTTCGCTGTAGACGGCAATACCGGGCGGGAGCGCATTGAACTGCTCGTAGTAGTCCCGCACCGGTTCCTGACGGATGTTTTTGATCAACATGTCCGAGCGGTTATTGTTTTCTACCCAAGTAAAAAACTCGTCACCATCGCCCACACTATAGCGCGTGACCGTCTTTTTGAAAGCAGTCCCTTCCGGTGTTTTGAAGCTCGTCATGTTACCGGCATCCAGGCGAGCCTTGACTTTCTGTTCGATCTCGTCCATGCGCCGGTCGAACTGTGCTTCCATTTCTTCTTTATGCTTGGCTTCGCGACGCTTTTTCTCGTCACGCAATTTGATGTACTGCTCGATTAGTTCGGCTTCGGTGTAGCCGCTGTCAGGGTCATTAGGAAGCACAGTGGGTGCAGACGGTACAAGCGAAGGCATCTGCGCAGTGGCAGCCGTCGACGGGATGACAGGCGCTAAGGTAGGCGCGCTAAGCGGTACCTGTGTCACGCTTGCCGGCGGAGGACTCGCGAGCTGCTGCATCACAGAACCACCGGGGAAGCTCGTCGATGATGGTTGTGCACAGGGCGCCCCGGACGAAGTGTTCAAAGGTGGCTGGATCGATGACCCATTCTGTGGCGTCGTCGCCATGAGCGAAGGCATACTGGCTGGCGAGGACGTTGCTACGGGTGCCGGTAATGGGTTGAGTAGGTTGGGCATGGTCATGGTAGTTCTCCGGAAGGGTTTGTATGAGAGGCTTACCGTCTAAAAAGTAAAGGATTTCGTCTTTGTAAAAAGACGCGACAGCCTGATTGAAAAATTTAAACAATAAATGTTCGCTCCAGCGTTTTACTGATTTTTGTTTAGTCATGAAACCACCGGTTCACCGTCAACTATGTAATCAGACGTTAGAAATGTCGAATTAATACGACGACCTAGGTCACGGAAATCGATCGGATCGATGTCATAGCCTGTTTCAAGTGCGCGAACCATCCGCGCAACAAACGGATCGTTCAACGTGAGTGCGGCACCTACTTCAATCATGTCACCGGTGTGTTTATCAGTGATGAGGTAGGTATTACCTCCTGGTGAATAAACTAAATCGAATCTCATGAGATCACCGGCTCGCCGTCTACGGTGTACATCGGCTGCGCAAACCACGCCTTGGCATACCCCTCTAACTGCTCGCAGTAGACGGTGGGGATACCACCCACGCCAGCGCGAACGCGATCGAGAATACGTCGCAGGTTAAGAGGTAAGCTTTGCCTGAATAACGGGTCTGTAGGTAATGTGATGCCATAGTTATTCATACAATCACCGGTTCACCGTCGAGCACATAAGTCGCATTGCTATTTACATTTTCGAAATACAAAAGGCTAAACTCAATACTAGAAATTTTCGATGTGCCAAGTTTCTTTACACGTTCGGTTAAACGACGTGAATGGTACTTGCTTCTATCAACCATAAACGACGTAATCGTATTACCGTCGTAACTCGATGCCTGCCACACGTCATTGTATATGTTGTAGTCCAGGCTGCATCTCATAGCACTTCCCCCAGCTGCTGGCTCTTGACCATCGACAGCAATAGTCCAGCCGTGTCAATGCGCTGCTCCAACTGCCGGTACCGCTGCACCTCGAACGTCGTGGCTACGATGTGCGCGATATACTGCTTGCGCTTCTGACCCGGACGCGTGATGCGCGCATTAGCCTGCTCATAGATCTCCACCGACGGCGGCACACCCCACCAAGCGATCACGCTTGCGCTGGTCAACGTGAGGCCGTGCGACATGCATGCCGGATGTGCGACAAGGATGCGGAGCGAGTCGTCTTCCTGCATGCGCCGGAAAATTTCGTCACGTTGCCCAACGGGCGTGTCGCCCGATACCAACTCGGCATTCCAACCTTTACTGGTCAGGTGATCTTTGATCATGCGCAAGGAATGTTTATACGGTGCGAAGATGATCAACTTCGACACGAGAGCCGTGGCTTCAACGATTTCGTCCAGCACGTTTAGCCGAGGTGCACAGTCGAGGTACTGCACCGAGCCATCTGCCTTGTACACGCAGCCCGTCACGACCTGCATCATCTTGTTGATCTTGTCGGCTTCGTTCTGGACGGTGATCTGTCCAGCGTTGAGCTGTGCGTGGAACTCGCGTTTGAGTTCCTCGAACAGCTTCTTTTGCTCGACGGACAACTTGCATTCGTAGTCCACGTATTGCACAGGCGGAAGATCGATACACTGGTCTCGCGTAAAGCGAATCGCCGGCTGCATGTATCGAAAAACCGTCTCCGTCGCATCATGCCGAGGAAGGTACTTGAAGTTGGTGATGCGACGCATGGTGAGGTCACGGAACCGCGAGTACGACACATGGTCTAGCTGGCGCGGCGTCATCGCTGCAATCTGGCCATAGGCATCGGTAGGGGCTTGCGGTGTCGCCAAACCCGTCATGCCCACGAGCCGTTTGATCTGCGGTTTGCGGAACAACGCATTGGCTGCCTTCCAACGGTCGGTGCCTTTTTTCTTGATTGCCGTCAGCTCGTCGTACACCACCATGTCGATGTCCGTACGTGCGAGTAGTTCCGGCAGCACGATGGCCAGTCCATCATGGTTGATGATGTACACCTCCGCATCCTCGGCAAGTAGCTTCATGCGCTTGTCGGCGGACCCATGTAGCACTCGCCAGCGCATGCCATGGAACGTCTGCAGCACTTCCTGAGCCCACGTGCGTCGCAGCGTCGAGAGGGGCGCGACCACGAGCAGCTTGTTCACCACACCATGCTGCCGTAGGTAGTCGTAGGCGAACAGCGCAGCGCGCGTCTTGCCGGTACCGAGGTCGTTGAGCACGTAGGACGTGTCGTTGACCGAGATCATTGCCGCCGTCCACTTCTGTGCGTCGAACGGCTGGAACCCGTTGACGATCGGCCACTGATACTCGGTCATGATCGGAGGCTGGATGTCGTACCCCAGGTTGCGCAGCATTTTGTATTCGTCGAGCTTATGGGGCACGACGGTCCACTCTTTCCCTTCATGCACGATTTTTTTCGCATGGGGAATGAGGGTTGCCACGCGCGGATCATCCGGGACGATCAGGTTTCCGCGATATAGAGTTGGCTGCGGCATCGCAAGAGTATCCAGTCAACGAACAGTTGCAGGGTTTCATCAGAGTCAATGACTACGGCCGCGATGTGCGCTTGTCGCATCTCGCGGAGTGTTCTGGCTTGCCTTTCCCGGAGTTTGCCTTTGCCGTCGAAGCGCTTCACTTCAATGGCAAACGGTATCCCCCATTGATATTCCGGCAAGCCGATCGTACCGGTGATATCTAACGTCGGTGAGCTGTAAGACTCACCTGCGTGTGTTTCATAGTAAAGCTCTGCGCCGATCCTAATGCAAGCGTCTTTCAGCGCTTCAATGATTTTCTTTTTCGCTTTGGCTTCCGGTGTGTCGGCCATTTCGCTTTTGCGCCTCTTGCCAGGTCTCCCACGCGATCTGAGTCGATACGGCAAAATACCGACCGTTGCGGTCACGCCCCATAGCAACGTACACGCTCTCTCGTTCCCATCGGGCGCGGTAATACGTCTCAAAGCGCAACTGATCAGGTGTGCGCTCAGGAGCGTCTTTATGCGTCATGACGTCCTCTCCGACAGCGCGGCTTCTAGGGCGGCGCGCATGGAATCGAATGGCGTGCAGCCACCTTCTGCTACGCGTTTCATCTGCGCAGCAATTGCACGGTGCACATCGTCATCCGTCACCGCGCGGGGAGGGGATGGGGTGGCGTATAGCGGATGTTTTTGTGCGAACGGAGTAAGCGTTACATTTGATATCCATCTATCAGCCATGTCTTCTTTTATGAAGACGAAAGGAAATGCAGGGTCTCCCTCGCGCGTTACTAGCCACGCCACTGGCTCACCCTCGCGCTGTGATGCGATTGGTGGGGCTGCGTAGAGAGGAATATTGAACGCATCTTTTGAAGCCTTGGGCATGCTATGTTCTTTCGTGTAGCTCGTAGCGACACGGCCATCCTCAGTCATCCACGCCACTGCATCACCCTCGCGCTGCGCCGTAAGCTCTTCGACTTTCTTTCGCTCAGCCGCTAGCATCCCAAGCAGAGTTTGATTGTCCTTGAAGTCTCTATCCATGCGCTGCTTGGGCGTTTCGCCCTCTTTAAGGTATTCGGAGCATTCTG